CAAGGATTCAGTGATTAAACACCACCAACAATTCCTTGAAGGTCACAAACAATAACCAATCCGTACATATCTGGGCGAACCATTTTCTTTCCGTAACGGGTCATTACACCTTTACGAGGAACGAAGTCTTCTGGTCCAAAGATAGTTGGAGTTGTTTGCAATGGAACATAAGGAGCATAAACGTAGCCACTTTCCAAGAAAGAAGAACCTTTACGACCAACCAAAACAGCGTTACGTGGGAAGTAAGGATCAACGATAACGTCAAATTTACGATTCAAAGAACCAACCTTAACAGCACCGATGTCGCCTTTATCAGCGTCAGCAGTAACGTTAGCGCGGAAACCAGCAGTGAATTCCAAGATGTTAGCAACTTCAGGAGACAATACTACGAAGTTAGCTCCACCACGCAAAGTTTTACGATGGATTTGAGCAGAAACATCATTGATTGTTTCAATCAAAGTTTCATACCATTCAGAAACAGTACCAGTGAAGTCAGGAGCAGCAGTAGTTCCACCAACCTCAGCACCAGTCAAGCGGTTTACAAACATACCAGGATTACGAGACCAGTAGTAAGTTCCAGCAGTAGCACCTTTGATCAAGTCTTGCAAGATTTCGCGGTCGATTTCCAAAGCAATTTGCTCAGACAAGATAGAAGTCAATTCAACTTCAGCATCCAAGTTGTGGTAAGCATTCAAGTCTTGACCCAATTCAGGAGTCCATTTTGCTTTCAACTTTTTGGTTACAGCAGTGATTGCGATAGAATCAACTTTGATGTCGATCTCAGGAATTTCTGAACTACCTTCCAATCCCCAGTTATCGATCCCTTTAACGGAACCCAAAGCATTGGAACCAGTCAAGCCATCAATCATTGGGAATTCAATCAATCCCATAATAGATGTAGAATTACCAACACCACCAACATAGGGAGCAACAGCGGCAGAAGCTCGAGAAGTATTTGGAGCAACATAATAGAATGTGAATTCATCAGCAGCGGTATCATAAGAAGTCAAGCGACGAACTTGAACGAAATCTGCAACATTTACACTAGCTCCAGTGGAATTAGTCAAGGCAGCAGCGTCAGTACCCGCCAAGTTCAAAGGAGCAACGATTTGAGACAACAACTTCATGTTGATTTTGCTTTCAGAAACAGAAGAGATGCTTTCAATTTCAGAACGAGCAACAGTCAAAGATAACAACCAACCAGCAGAAGAAGTAGCTCCGTATTGTGAGATAACATCTACATCCCATTCGATAGCAGACAAAGCAGGAATGTTCTCACCACCAGCAGCAGTGATCAATTCAGCACCACCAGCACCAGCAGTAAAACCGTTAAAGGCAACAGCAGAAATCTCGGCACCAGCAGCCTTTGAGCCAGTTGGAGAAGAATAAGCAGAACCCAAGCCGTATGGTTGTTTATCCATAGTAGCAGAATTCAAAACTACCCCACCAGTTACTTGAGAGCCAAGGATTCCTTGTCCGTAGATTGAATCATCTTGATTTTGACCAGAACGTGAATAACCAGTTCCGTTTGGATCTCCAAATTTGAAATCCAAGAAGAAGATCAAACCAGAAGGCAAAGACATTGGTTGAACAGAAACCAAATCATTAGCAATCAATCCGGCGAATACACGACGAACGATAGGGAAAGCAACAGCAGCGAAACCTTCAACATCACCACCAGCCATTGTGTTAGACTCACGCAACAATTCGCGAGCTTGGTTTTCCAAAAGACGAGCCATACCAGCCTTTTGATCGTCATTAGACAAGCCTTCCAAAAGACCAGTCGCAGACCATTTTTTCAAAAGAGAAGCACCTTCTTGTTGCATGTTGCGGTGTACCATCCCTTCTGTAAGAGTTTCGATAATAGACATTTTATTTCTCCTTAAAATTATTTTTTAATGCCTGCAAGCTTTTGCATTTTCTCCATAAAAGGATCAGCAGATTGCTTGCTTTCGTTAATGTTTTGTCTAGAGTTCAGCATAGCAGATAAATTAGACTTTCTGTTGACTGACTCGCTAAGTGATTGTGGTCCTTTCTTCTGAGAAGGTGTTGAACCCACTGTAGCTTTGAGTGTCTCGAAAAGTTGCTTTGCTTCTTTCGTAGACTCCGCATTTGCGATGGCTTCGACAATTTTGGATTTTTGTCGCTCATTCAGGGAGGCATCACCCAGAGTGCGG